TTCGTCCGGCACGGCAGGGGCTGCTGCCGGAATTGGCGGCAGGTTCCCGGCTGCCCTTGCCTGCGGCGGCGCTGCGCCGCCCTCTGTAGTTTCTACTGTGGTTTTCTCATTTTCATCCATATCTGCATCCTCCTGTTCAAAATTTCTTCCAATACCCACGGAATTGTCCGCAGGTACCGGTTCTATTGATATTTCATAAGGGGTCCATTTTACAGCTACACAACAAGGACCTGCAAAGCGCCCGTTTGAGCTGGTTTTTCCTGTTTTGACTTCTTCCAAAACGTCAATCTGGTATCCTACCGACACGCCTTTGATGCTTCCGTTTTTTACTTTTTGGTAAATGAGATCGCTTTTTTCATCGCTGTCAAATTCTACTGTGGCGCGGCATTTTTTTCCGGCGCTGTCCAGGCTGACCTCAGTAATCCTGCCCACAGGCAGTGTGCCGTAACTGGCGTCTCTCCCATGATGGAAGAGCAAGGATCCTACTTCCGTCATGCGGCTCAAATTCACACATCCGGCGTCATGGCATAAAATTTCCGTCCCGAACCAGCGGCTGTAAGGCTGTTCAGAAGAAAAGCTAAGTTCCACCTGCCTTTTATCGTCGGAAACGGCCCGCATTTCTCCGGAAAAAGCCCGTTCATAGCTGCCTGTTTTACTCTTTGTCCCCTTCTCCCGGCTCATCTGCGTCCTGCTGAGATTCATTGTTACCACCGCCTGTTTTATCGTTTTCAAAATGTTCTGTTAAGCCTAGTTCTTCCATGAACCGCTTTTCTTTCGCCCGCTGGCGTAAAACTTCTTTATAATCATTGCCGCGGGACGCGCAGATTTCTTCCAGCGTGGTCTGGTTGGAAAGGATCGCCTGCTGGTTGGCATTGACTTCCTTTTGCGGATCAATCCACGACATACCGCCAGGAATGAAAGCGCATTGTATATACTTTTTCCGGTTCTCAAAATAATCCGGAATAGGAAGCTGTCCGGATAATACAGCATGATCTAAAAATTTTTCGTATACCGGCTTGCAAAGATGCTCTATCAAATAATGCTGCCACATCCGGTATGTTTTAAAATCGTCAATCATGCCCTGCCTTGCGGAACTGTAGCTTCCTTTGCGCATGTCCCGGCTGACAGCTTCATAAGACAACCCCATGGAAGCGCCTATGGATCGTATCATTAAAGATATAAACTGTTCTGCGTCAGAGGCTTGCCCTGACGGGTTGATTACCGTTACATCGTCCCCCGGATCGATTTCTTCCATCATGCCGGGATATAATCTTCTTGATCTGGGCCGATCCGGTTTCCTTTGGGCTGTATCGTCCGGACGCCCTATGGCAAATCCTTTTGTTTTTTTGGCAATCAGCACCCCTAAACATGCCATAAGCCGCTCCTTTACAGCAACAGCCTCTATGTATTGGTTCAGGTCCCGCAGCCGGGAAAGGATTCTTGCCAGAGGGGATATTTCCCGAACTTCGCTTGTGCGCATCTTATTACTGATAAATATTACATTTTCAGCGTCCACCCGGACGGATTCCCCTGTCCAGCCCCATATATCAAATTTTTTAAAGTGGTATGCTGTCGGTTTCCCAAATTCATCCACTTCTATCCCGGCCACAACTTTATTCCCGTTACATTCTAAATTGCCAGTATCCAGTTCATTAACCTCTTTGATTTGCAGCCGCAGAGGGATTTTTGCAGTTCTATCCGTGCAAAATAAAAAGAACAGCCCGCCGTCCACAATCCGCCGTCTGACTGCTAATTTTTGCATTTCAGAAAAACAAAGCTGGCCCCCTATGTCGCAGTTTTTGAAATTGCACCATTCCTGCCAAAGGGCTTCTATCTGATTATTTAAGGCGTCGTTTTCCTCATCTCCATCCATTACTTTGGCCTGGAGTTTTATGCCCGATCCGACAACGTTCCGTTCCAAAGCTTCGATAATCGCGCATACAGTATCGGAATTGCGCTCCAGATCCCTCGCCCGTGCCCGTACCAAATCGCGGCTTAACTGGTTGACTGCTTCCCCGGTGCCGTCTATTGGCGACCATCCGCTGTTTCTCCGGTCAAGGCTGCCGCCATCATAAGGCGGCAGTCCCCGCAGAAAACGCCATGCCCCCCGGATACGTCCTATTCCGCTACCTCCCGTCAAAGACAGCCACATAAGAACAGCCCCCTTCTTCATTGGCAATTTCTGATATTAAATTCCGGCGTTCCGCATACAGCCGTCCCAAATCGCCCCGGACAATATGAAGTGTTCCGATCCGGTATTCCTGCGCACCGCTTTCTATCGTTGCGATAGCTTTATCTATCAGGGCAAGGCGCTCACGGCTGTTTGTCATATCCAATCGCCTCCATTTTCTCCTATCCAGTCCCCGCCGCCTATCCAGTCCATTTCTGGTTCATCCTTTTCCTGTACCGGGTTTTTAGAAACCGGCTGGGGATCATCCTGGAAAAGCAAATCAAAGCCGCCCATTACATCGGCAGCGCATGCGGCATATACTTCGCAATCTAAATAATGGTTATCTATCCCGGAATGTTTTACTTTCCAGCGCCATACCTGGCGGCCTGCTGTAATTTCCATAACTTTATGCTCACTTGTCATTTGCTCGGCATAGTCGGTGTCGCATCCATCGAATACATACCAGCCGTCAATCTGGCGTTTGATTAAATTAAATATCTGATCTTTATAATAATTTCCATCACAGATAATGAGCGGCATCCCATTTGCGGCAGAATCTGTCTTGTCAATTACCGATTGCCGGAACCGGGTGAGGATTTCTGTTGACGCGCCTTTGACGGGGAGGAACAATCCTTGATGCAGGAAACAGAAATCATATACTTCATTAGTCTCATTGCCGGAATCAAAAAGAACCAGGTTGGGGAAATAAGCCCCACCCCGTTCATCGTAATAGGGCCTGTCAAAAACTTGGTAGATTTCCTCCATGGTATCCACGCATCCGTGATCAATATTCCAACTGACGCGATTCCGTCCCCAGCCGCGGATGGTGTAATATAACCGGTCTGTCTGTTTATCCACACCGCCTGTAATCAGCAGGGTGCCATCCGGTACAATACCCCGGGTAAAGCGTCCCTGATGGGATAATATGGTTTCGCTTCCCGCCGTCAGCCCTACCGGCTCCCACGGTTCTGCCAGCCATGAATTGATGAAATTCATTTTTGCTTCCAAATCTGTCTGGGATTTCAGCCATTCATGGGCCACATCCCGGAAGCTTACCCAGGGGGAATATAAAGCGTTTAAATGGAATCCCACCTTTTGCTTAGAACCGTCTTTTTCTGCCCGCCATTCGCCTTTTTTAAGAATGTCAGCCTTGTCCGCGTCGGTGATTTCCTTCCCGCAGTAAGCACATTCATACCGGGCGCGATCTGCCCTGCTGCTGATTGGTTCGCCTTCATAAAGGGATTCAAATTTTAGCTGCCGGAACCGTAGCAGCTGGTATTTCCCGCAATGGGGGCAGGGAACATAATATTGAAGCTGTGTTTCGCATTTTTGATAAGCCTGCCAGACTGCGCCTTCTGCGTAAGTCGGGGTGGAAGTCAGTACAATTTTTTTGTTATAAGCGAAGGTTTTTGTCCGTTCCCGCGCTAATGAAATAGGATCGCTCTCTTTTCCTGCCCTGGGTGGATATTTGTCCACTTCATCCAGCAAAAGAAACCGTATAGGCCTGGATGCAAGCTGGGAAGGAGAATTTGCTCCAGACAGGGCAAGAAACATCCCATCAAACTGTAACTCCAGCAGTTTGCTTTCCCACGGATGGAACTTCCGGCTTAATGCCGGTGAAAGCCGCACCATAGGGGTAATCCGGTTTTTACTGACATATTCCGCCAGGGTATCCGTTGGATAAATTACCATAACAGGGCTTGCGTCCTGCGCTATGATATATGCCAATATATTTAACAGGGATTCCGTACCTCCTACTTGGGTAGGCTTAACAAACACGATTTCCTCCACATCCGGATTTGTAAAAGCGTCCATAATCCCTTTTAGGTAAGGCGTTCTGGATGTCCGCCACAGTCCAGGCTCATTACTGCTTTTCGGGTCCAGTATCCTGTTTTTGTCGGCCCATTCGCTTACGGTCATTTTTTCTGGCGGTTTTAGGGCTTTCATGGACTCCGCAATCCATTCCGGTATCAAGTTTTCCCTTGCTCCATTGTTCAAGGACATTTGTCACCTCCACTGTTAATTCGTTTTCTAACTGCCGCGCGTGTTCACTCCCGATATACTGGGCACAAAAAATAGCAGTCCGGCGCGGCTGGGCAAGGATTGTTTGTTTCAGCATAGTAAAAAATCTATAAAGCTCCTGCTTTGTTTTCTCCTTGTCCAAATAATCGCCCCGCAGTACTGCGTTTTTGAATTGCTGGGCTTCTGTCTGTGCTTTTTTGCATTCGGCGTCCCAATACAATTTTCTTTGCGCGGGAGGCAGGGTATCCGGGTCTTCCTTCGTTTCATGGGCCGTAGAATCCCGCCATTTCAATACATCTGCCGGGCACCAGTAACCGCGCTGTATTTTGGGGCACCCTTTCTTTTCCCACTCTGAAAGGGTTTTGTTGGTTACTCCAAAGATTTCCGCTAAAAATGCGGTAGAAACGCAGGTTTTTCCGTTAATGGTCCTGGTTTTCCCGGCCACTTTAATTTTCACCTCACATATGCCAAATCCCCTTTGCAAAGGTTAAAAAAATAATTGCCATTAAAATACTGTAAAGCCGCATGGACACGGGCTTAGCTGCGCTTCATTTAGTAAAAGCGTTTGTTACTTTGTTACCCTGTTTTAAAATGTTTGCAGCGACAAAAACGGCGGGCCTCTGCCGCACCCGCAAGCCCCGGGGGGCTGGAAAGTACCTTTCCCCGGCCAACTGCCTCTGTTCATGCAAAAAAGCCCCGCCAAATCTAATCAGCGAGACTTTTTTTCTATATTTTCACGATACTATTATAGCTCATTTAAATGTGACATTGTGTGGCTTCTTTACAATAAGTTGAAATTTCTTTAGCAAACACTTGACCAAATTCTGACAATGCTTTCCCATGTAATCGCCTGGCGTAGTCATATGTATAGCCCATTTCAGTGGCGATCTCCTCAAGCCCCTTATACTCAACGTATCGCTTCAGCAATAAAGAAACATGGATTTCATTGGTCAGTGCGTGTATTTGCGCTATAATCTCATGTTTCCGGTCAACAAATACGGCAATCTCATGGTTGATTTCCTGTTCAAGTGCGTCCATCCGTTCAATCAAATTTGGAATCATATCATTACTGCCGGAAGCCTGCACTTGTTCTTTATCCATCCGGATAGCCCCAACTGTACCGGAATACAAGTCCTTCTTTTCCTGCATCTTAGACTGAATGCTGGTATCCAGCCGCTTTAATGCTTTGAGATATTGTTTTGCGGTAATAACGAACACCTCCTGTAAATCAATGGATGTGTTCTACCGCTTCACATAAATCCGCAATCCATTGCCTTTTGGGAATTTTCTTAATCCACTCATCCGGGATACCTCTGGTTCCCCCGCAGCCATACATGATCCCCGCCAGTCCGCCTGCCACAGCCGCTGTGGTATCTGTATCCTCACCTAAATTTACCGCTGTGAGAACGCAATCACGGTAGTTATCCGTTTTCAGGATGCACCATAGCGCCGCTTCCAGCGTATCTACAACATAGCCGCTGCTTTTAATTTCATCCCGGCTTAAATTCTCCAGGTTTGTAAGGCGGCTGAATTCAATGGGCATTATATCGTCTCTGTCCTTAATGGTCTGCATGATTTCCCTCTTGCCTTTCCCGGAAAGAAGTTTTTCCGCAATTTCAATATAGGCGCAACACGCGGAATTTGAAATATAATGCGCATGTGTCAGCTTGGCAACCTTTACTACTTCAACATCAGTGTGTGAAACGAATGCAACAGGAAGAATCCGCATTAAAGCACCGTTGCCATTGTCTGTGATTTTTCTACCTCCGCAATTAAGAGGCGGAATATTTAATTCACTGTACCGCTGAATTGCTCTGCGGGTAGTTCCCCCTACATCAAAAACCTTGTCATATGGGGTAAAATTCCCCATATTTAACCACTGGGAAAAAAGAAACATAATATCATCCGGGTCAACTTTCCCTTGCTGTCCAAGGCTTCTAAGCGTTGCAAGAGTCATGCTGCTGTCATCTGACCATGTACCGGCTGGCTGATTGTGTGTCCCATAACCAACCATATCCGTTGCCGTGAAGCTGTCCCTGGGCCTAAATTCATGTGGCACTCCCAAAGCATCCCCTACGACTAAACCCATAATCCCATCATAAACTACTCCCATTTTCAGTTTCCTCCTCTTGCGTTTTATTGAATCCATTACACACTTGTATGGTTTCACATATGTTTCCAATCACACAGGCTCCCAGTTCTAATATACCGTATGCAAGGAAAAAAGTCATCCACGGATGGGCTGTTATCCAGTTAATCATGTTTTTCTATTCCTCCTTTTTCATTTACGTGTTTCCTGCTTAATTTTTTGGATTCTTGCTTTTAGGGTACGCATGACCGCCTCATGTGTCCCTGCACGTTCACGGATAGTGTCCATTACGTTCTCATCCACGCAATCTTGTACCACAAGGTAATGGATATAAACTTTGTCATATGGGGACCCCTGCCGCCATAAACGGCAGTTTCCCTGGTCATTCAGCTCAAAGGACCAGTTGAGGCCGTACCACACCACATGACGGCCGCCAGCCTGGAGGTTTAGCCCATAGGCGCAGCTTGCCGGATGCACCAGCAGCACGTCCACCTCTCCGCTGTTCCAGGCGTCCTCATCCTCCACGCCCTTGTAGACCCGCACCCTCAGCTTGGTCTTGGCCAGGCGCTCCAGGATGCGGTCCCTGTCGTGCTGGTAGCCGTAGAATGTCAAAGCGGGCTCCCCGTCAATGCGCTCCAGCAGCTCCATGTAGGCCTCCAGCTTGCAGTCATGCACCGGCACGATCTGGCCCTCGCTGCCGTACACCGCCCCGTTGCAGAATTGCAGGAGTTTCCCGGTGAGGACCCCGGCGGTGCCAGCGGTGATGATGTTTTCGTCAATCTCCAGCAGCAGGTCACGCTCAAACTGCTCATAGGCCTTTTTGGCCTTGCTGTCCAGCAGGATGGGGACCTCATGGGAGATGTTTTCCGGCAGTTGCAGGTAGTCCTCCGCTTTCATGGAGATGCAAATATCAGCGATGGCGGCCAGCACGGAGCTCTCTGCCCCGTCCTTTGCTTTATAGCTGAAAATCTGGGTCCGGCTCCGCTGGTCCGGGTCAAAGTATTGGTCCCGGTAGGCCCCCAGCGTGGGCCCCAGACGTGCCCCACCGTCCAGGAGATACACCTGGGCCCATAAATCAATCAGGCCCTTGGAGGACGGCGTGCCGGTCAGCAGACCATCT